AAACCATTTAGTATTTGTAAATAGTGTCCATCACTGAACAATTTGTAGGCAGTGCTTCCAGAAAAATCATCTGCAATCGGCATATTCTTTTTCCACTTGGCTAAATTTTCTCTAAGTGTATCCGGTAATGGCATATTAGAAACATCTTTCCAAAATTGTGTGTTTGTTTTATTTGTCACATAATGCAAAATAACAAAGTCTCGAATATTGATTAAAATATCATTAACATCTTTGTTGTATTTTTCTATAACTTTTTCGTCGTAGTTAATTAATCTGTGCATCAGTAAAAATACCTGTTGAATACTGGTTCCTATGCTGGTTGCTTCCAATGGTTCTACAAAACTAGCACTGAGTCCAACAGCACAGCAATTTTTAATCCATACTTGATCCAATGCTCCGGGATCAAAACTAAGTGTTTTTCCCACTTCAATTTTGTGCCCTAAGAAATCTTCTACTTCTTCTTTGGCTTGCTCTGGAGTAATATAGTTCTTATCAAAGATATATCCGTTGCCGCTACGTCCCCACACTGGAATCTTAAACATCCATCCGCACTTCATGGCCTGTGCCACAGTCCATAAATTATATTCTTCAGTATCATCCATGGGAAATGTAATAGCAGAATTCATTTTGAGATACTGACTATAACTTTGCCATTTGGCTCCCAACTTGCCAATTAGCAGTTTGCTAAAACCAGTACTGTCTATGTAAAAATCACTGTCATATGTAGCTAGCTCACCGGTTAGTGTGTCTATTTCTCCAGAGTCATTCAACACCACATCCACAATTTCATCATCTATTACGTCTATACCTTTTAATTTTGCCACTCTAGTAAGAAAATCGTTTAACTTGTTGGTATTAAAATGATACTGATTGAATGGGGATCCGGATTCTAAATTTTCTAGCCTGTGAGAAAACAACTTATTTTCCCATACCATGGGTGGATTAAACTGCTTGTTGCCGGCACCTTCAGCAATCAGTTTGGCATATATGGTAGGATATTGTCCATTTTTTATTTCTTGTTCTGAGCCTATACTATGCAAATAATCTTTTTCAGCCCAGCCCCTGAACATTATTCCAGACTTGAATGTGGCATCGCATTCTTGTATAACAGTGGTATAAGCCACACCAATGTACTGCATGAATTCATTCCAATGTTCAGTACTGCCCTCGCCTACCCCAATGATGCCAATACGTTTGGATCTAACAATGTTGATACGGATTTTGGGAAATCTGGTCTTTAAAATTAAAGCTGAAACAAAACCTGCTGTTCCGCCGCCAACTACTGTGATTTTTTCTATTTTATTCATATGAAAGTTCATGTGTTATTACTTATCGTATTTTAACTTATGTATTTGAATTGCGACACAAAGAACAACAACGTTAATCTTTCTGTGTTTTTTGAAGTTACAAAACTGTTGGGTCGATGCCACATTTTGCTGTCATAAGCTATTAGCCTATTAAATCTATTACCAATTTTTATAGTTTCAGTGTGTTCAAATGTGTTACGATTATTCTCGAGACCCAGTATGTATTCTGGAGTAATTAACCCATCCAGATAAAATGATTTGCAGGCTTCTGTATCAGTTGGCAACATTCCTGCCGTTTGTTGATCAACCCCATCGCCTGAAAATATAGAAGTACCAGTTTCTAAATTAGATTCATCCTGGCTGAGGTATACCAATCCAGCCAAGTTACCGTGATCATTATGAATAAATCCTTTTTTTAATCTATCATCGTGGCAAGGATCATTGATATGAAAGCATAAAAACATTTCATATTCTTGTATTCCAGGAAAAACATTGTAACTGACTTTGTCAGCAAACCAGTTGGCAAATCTATTGATTTCCGGATCTTCCATGGCCAGCAAATTACCTGTGCGTTTTCCAGGATAAAAAATTGAACGATGGTAATCTAAATCTTTTGACATCAAGATGAGATCTTGAGGTTTTTCAAAATAGTTATCTCTCATAACAAGATAGTTTTTAAATGGATGCGTATTCATACTATTAAAAAATCAAAATTAATTACAATTCTATAGCTATGATTTATAGGATAGTTGCCAGCATGATATCTGTGGCCATTAAAAAATAATCCTGTTCCTTTTGTTGGTGTTACTCTTAGTAACTCCGGCAACGGTTCAGAAAGTACGGGGTTGTACACATCCTCAGTGGGATTAAAAATCTTATCAAATATGATAGTATCACCGTCACTATCATCCACATAGTATATTAGTGTACTGTACGGCTGACTGCTATTAAAATCCACATGTGGTGCCGCGTACTTTGTTTCGTCGTGATTATTACCTTTATGGGTGTATCGCAATCTAATGCGCAATAATTCACCCACTTGTATATTTGTTTTTTCAGAAAAGAATTCCAGTATCGATCTAAAAAAATCGTAAAATGGAGAAGTAACAGATCCGTCATATGCCATGTGGAATAACCCTACATCATCTGTGATATTTGGATCTTTATACTTAGGCGTATTTGTTATATCAAAATGATCCGGGTGTCCTATACGGTGCAACAAAAACCAAGGAAAATGCTGATCACCCTGTACCCGTTGAATAATGGCATCCTGAAAAGACTGTGGAACTAGGTTATCAATAACCAGTATTTCGTCTTTAATATTTTTTATCTGAAATGCCATCTTTGTACCTAAGGTCTCTAAAATATTTTATAAAATCATCATAGGAATAACATTTAGTTGATTCCAGTTTCCATTGATCTTGCATGTCGTAGTATGCACTGGCAGTTACTTCTTTCAAGTTTCCATACCTAGGCAAGTTGAATTGCAATTCTTTAGAAGCCACATCTTTGCTGATCAAATGTAAACCTGCCATCACATAACTGTACAGCGGCCAGCCCGCCGAACCAAAATACACAGGAAAATCGTTCACTGTGGGTACTTTGGTTTTTACCATTTGTAATAAATTTGAAACAAAATCAGTTTGTGTTGCGCCGCTGGAAATATATTTCCAAAATTCACTGTCGTTTCTACCACCCATGTAATGCATTACTAGGAAGTCTCTAACATCGTCGTACATTTTACTCATGCGTTGATTGTGTATGTTCATTGACCCTGGATTTAATGTTTCTTCTAATGTTGGTTTCAAATACTCATAAGCAAAAACTCTTGCTTGTACTATGGAAGAGTGTATAGATGTTGCCTCTAGCGGTTCAACAAACGCACTACTTAATCCAATGGCCAAACAATTTTTAACCCAAGACGATTCTTGCCTACCTGTGTCAAACTTGATAACTCTCAAAGAATTGATTTTTCTTCCCAGAGTTGTTTCAATTTCTTCCACAGCCTTGTCTGGAGTTGTAAATGCATCGCAAAAATTATAACCATTGCCTTTGCGGTCCATCATGGGTATTTGCCACATCCAGCCATTCTTCTGTGCCCATGCAGTTGTGTAGGGTACTGGCATTTCATTTTCTTCATACTCCAATAAGAAAGGCATTGCAGTATTGAGTGGTAAATTTTTCTGGTAACTGATCCACTTTGCAGGCAAGTGTTTCATCAATATCTTGTGGAATCCTGAACAATCAATGAAAAAGTCTCCGTCAACTTGTGTTCCGTTTTTGAGAATTAAATTTTTTATATTACCAGTTACTTGATCAAGATTTACCTGTGTTACTTCTTGATCAACATGTACTGTATTTTTATTTTTTAGCGTGAGTTTCTTAAAATATTTTCCCACTAGATTTGCATCCACATGCATTGCATGAGTCAACGGGTCAAAGGTTTTTGTTGAGGCATTGAAATTTGAAACATTGTGCTTGATCCAGTAACCACATCTAGTGGTTGATAGCAAATTATAATGATCTAATTTTTCTACTCCCCAATTGAAAAATGGATCTGGTACACTGGTTCCAGTCCATGATCCATCAATTGGGCCGATATAATGTTCATCGAGATTATTAGTCCATCCTTTGTGCTTGATACCGTATTTTAAAGTGGCACCGGTTTCTTTAATAAAATCATTAATATCGCATCCTAACTCAGCAAATTGATTGGTTAGCACATCTGTAATAAATCCCGTAGTGCTTTCTCCCACACCAATTATTCCAATTTGTGAAGAATCTATGATAGTGATAGAATGATTGGCATGCCGAACTGCTGTAATCAAGGCAGTGATCCAACCAGCTGTTCCGCCTCCAACAATAACTATATTCATACTAGATCCTTTAGTTATATATATGTGACTACAAACACTATTCTACGTTGTCCTGGCTTGGGATAACGGTGCGCATGCCATTGTTGTTTGAAAGATACTGCGGTATATTCCACGCAAGGAATAAAATTTGTACTAGAAAAATTGTCTGGCCATATTAAAGTTTGCCCGTCATCGCATGAGTTCAAATACATGATGAAGTTGCAGTGCGGCCATGCATGATCCACATGTGGTTCAGTGTGGGTTAATTCGTTATAACTATTGAAATTCAAAGCTGCCCGATATATTTTAGTGTATTTGAGATTGTTTTCGGTCATGAACCGATGAAACAGCTCAAGAAAAAATTCATAAAACGGACTGAGTTCGCTGGGGTTGCAGTCTAAATGACTCCGATTACTGTCTTTTGCTACAGGTAACAACGAGTGACTAAAAAACTGTGAGTTGTAATGCGGCAAATACTGTCTAAACCAATCAGGAAAGTGTTTGTTATAAAAAAATTCAGTATCAAAGGTCTGTTCACTTTTCCAAAACCAAGGAAAATTTCCACCCAGCACAACCTTTTCAATGAACTCCTGTTCCTGCGTATATACTGTAACAGGTTTATGAACAATCGAATCTAAAATATTGCTCATATGTATGTGACCACAAACACCAGCCGGCGAGTTCCCAACTTGGGATATTTGTGGGCGTGATAATGTTGTTTAAATGTTACTGCACTGTACTGTACAGGAGGAATCTCGTAAGCCGTTGAAAAATCATCAGTCCATACCACAGTCTCTCCACCTGCGCATTCTGTCAAATACATGATAAAATTATGGTGGGGCCATGTGTGGTCCAAGTGCGGCGCAGTATACGAGTCTCCGTTATACCATGTTAGATTCAAGTTGGCTCTAAAAATATTAGTGTATTTGAGATTGTTTTCGGTCATGAATCTGTGAAATATCTCAAGAAAAAATTCCCAGTACTTGTTAATGTCAGTGCCTGGCCGATCAGTATGTTTTACTGTTTCAATCTCAGTACGGGACAACAAGATATGACTTAGGAATGGTCCGTTATAAAAATCAATAGTATGCCTGCGTTCTTCGGGAACCACTGCAAGAGTAACTTCTTTAGGGTCAGTGGTTTGTATTTCATGCCAGAACCATGGAAAATGCGGCCCCAAGAATACACTATTGATGACTTGTTTTTCAGAAGGATAAATGGTAACCGGCAAGTGTGTTACAACTGAATTGTTAAGCCATTTTTCGGACACGGGTATTTTCCTTAAGTTAAATATTTAACTTATAGTTGTTTACGAAACCTAGAATTAGAAATCAGGATCCATCCAGCCCTTTAAAAATACTAGATAAGTAAAGCAAATAACCATGGAGTTTTTATGACCGACGAACAATCTAATTTTACCGACCCTGCATTGATTTCTGAAAAAACAGCGTCTTTAGATATTTTATCAATTAACAAAACAGAGATTTTTTCTAAAGAGCAATGCGAAACAATTTTATCTACTTGCATAGATGAACTGTGGTTGCCGTCCACAGTGGTTGGTTCTTCCGATTTTCATCGATCTAAACGTCAAAAATTACGTGGAAACATTCAGGGTTTTCCATTTTTAGATATCAGAGAAGCCACAAAACAGGTAAATGTTGATATTTACGATTTTAATTTGATGGGCATTATTGATCAGGATTTTCCTCAGGTGTTTAAATATTCTGAAAATGATTTCTACAAAATGCATCTTGAATTGAATCCGTCTGCGATATCTAGAAAACTGTCTTTCATTATCAATTTGTCAGATCCAACCACATATACCGGTGGTGAAATAGAATTTCTCAACGTAGACGCAGACGGCGGAATTTTACAAGAGCAGGGCGCCTGCTTAACTTTTCCATCATATCTTCCCTACACTATTAATCCAGTTACCAGCGGTACTCGATGTATAATTGTAGGACATGTTCACGGTGCTGTGTTCAAGTGATATTAAAATACTATTACTATTATTTTGTATCTGCTATACCCCCGCATATCTGCGATCAGATATTAGAGATGGGGTTAACAGCCATGCACGAACAGAAAGAACGTTGGGGCGAACAGGCACTAACAGGATCAGTTGGCGGCTGGAGACAAAAGGGAGACCGTAATACTATTACTCCCATGGGCGAAGACACTGCTGAAACACTCTATGCCAGCGGTGTCGATTTAGGAAAAACTTATGTTAGAGATTCCAATGTGGTTTTCCTCAGTAACCCATCCTTATACGATTTGGTTAGACCTTTTATCCACGAAGCCAATGCAAAAGCTGGTTGGAATTTTGAATGGGATTATACTGAAGATTTGCAATTTACCAAGTATGGTGTTGGTCAATTTTATGGGTGGCATACTGATAGCAATGCTGATCTTTATGAAAAATTTGATCCAGCCGTTGACGAAATCCACATGAATCCAGACGGAACGCCTTTTCTAGATCAGTGGGGCGAACCCATGGCGGAGTCTCATAACAAAACTCCCAACAACAACATGTGGGGCAAAATAAGAAAACTCAGTGTTACTATCAGTTTGAATGATCCTTCGGAGTATGAAGGAGGAAATTTACAATTTGATTTAGGCCCGCACCGACCTGATAGATTTCATACAGCTACAGAAATACGACCAAAAGGATCAGTTGTGGTATTCCCATCGCATTTGCACCATCAAGTAACACCAATTACTACAGGTACTCGATACAGTTTAGTTTGCTGGAATCTAGGAGCACCATTTAAATGACATTTGATCAAAAAAAATACACGGTAGTTGACAAAATAGTTCCAGTTGATCTTTGCAGAATTGTTACAAAATATGCACTCATGAAAGAAGAAATGGAATTTACTCCCGAAGGACCAGGCACACAAGTGGCCAATGCACACTCTGTATATGGTGATACACTAATGGAAACTTTGCTGTATTTTCTACGACCACATGTGGAGCAAGCCAGCGGCAAACAATTATGCCCTACATACAGTTATTATAGGGTATATCGTCCAGGAGATACGTTAAAAAAACATATCGATCGACCAGCTTGTGAAATAAGCACCACTGTTTGCTTTGGACAATATTACACATTGATGGACGAAGATTACCGTTGGGGCATGTATGTGGGAGATGATACATTGATTAAACAAAGTGTAGGCGACGGCATAATTTATCGAGGATGCGAAATACCACACTGGAGAGATGCATTTGATGCTGGCCCAAACAGCTATCAAGTGCAAGCATTTTTCCACTACATTGATAAAAACGGCCCATTTTATCCAGATTGGGCATATGATACCCGCCCAAATTTAGGGTTCCGAATGGATCAGAAAAAAGTAAATCAAATAGATAGATAAATAACTGATAAAATAATAGTTAGGAGATATCCATGGCAAAACAATTTACAGTTGACGACATACAAGAAGTTACACTACCTAGAAAAATGATGGCAGTTGAAGCTATATGGTGTAGTATTCTTTTCAAAGGATGTACTACTCCTGTTAAATTCTATGCAACTGAAAAATATGCACCTGATAATACATTTTCAATTGACATGTATCGTCGTTTGTTGGCTGGCGAATTTGGAGAAGTAATAGAAGGTGTTTACCCTCATTATAATGGTATTCCACCGTACCCGAACGAAATAGAAGCAGAGAATGTTACTAAACGTGCTCAGCTGTTGTTAGAAACAGATTGGACCGATACTCCAGCGGCACAAGCCAGACTGAGCGACCAGCAAAAAGCTGATTTTGCTACGTACAGACAGGCACTGCGTGATGTTACATCGTTGCCCGGATGGCCAATAGAACCAAAATGGCCAACTAAACCGTAATAATATTACAAAACAAAAAAGGCGCTTCAAGCGCCTTTTTGTTTGAGTTGCCAATCAATAAGTTGATTTATAATGCGCTCCCAGGTCCTGGCCTGCATTGGGTGATGGTCCTTTGATACCTAAGTCAACTTCTTCTTCGTCTTCATAGATAGCGGCATCAGTTGTGATCAACATACCAGCCACACTGGCGGCATTGATCAACGCCAATTTTGTTACTTCAATGGGATCGATGATACCAATGTCAAACATGTTGCCAAACACACTGTTAGCGGCATCGTAGCCAAATTCGTCATCACCTTCGGTTACTTTATTAACAATAACATCTGGACTGTCTCCCGCATTGAATGCAATTTGACGCAGTGGTTCTTCCATGGCACGTAACACAATTTGTATGCCTGCGGTTTGTTCATCGTTAGACCCCTTGAGGTTTTTGAGTTTTTCCTTAATTCTAATATAAGCAACACCACCGCCTGGAACAACTCCGTCTTGAATTGCGGCCTTGGTAGCATGAAGTGAATCATCTATACGATCTTTCTTTTCACCCAACTCCACTTTGGTAGCATATCCTACACGGATCACGCCAACACCGCCTGATAGGTTAGCAATACGGTCTAGCAAATCCAGTTGACCAAAAAATGCATCTGTTTCGCCATCATCGTATTGTTGTTGAATTGTGTCTATACGTGCTTGTATCTTTTCTTTATCTCCGTGACCACCTATAACTGTGGTACTGTCTCTGGTTATTTCAATTCTGTTGGCCTGTCCGCAATCTTCTATTTCGGCTGTTTCTACTCGTTTGCCAGTAGCATCAGAGATCACAGTACCACCTGTTAGGATGGCCAAATCTTCCATCAATCGACTGCGTTTAGGACTTTTCCAATCTGGGCCGTTGACTGCACAAGTAACAATGGCACCGTTTAGATGATTAATAACCAGTGTGGCCAAGATATCTGTTTCAATATTCTCTGCTACAATTAAAAATGGACGTTTGGTATGCACTAGTTTTTCTAGAATATCCATGCAATCTTGCATGTTTAAAATAGGACGATCACACAACAAGATATATGGATTTTCCAAAACACATTTTTGTTTATCCGCATTGACAAATTGAGGGCTGAGATAACCATGCTCCCATGTCATGCCGTTGATCTGAGTAAATTCGTCTGTCAATCCAGTGCCATTCTCCACAGTAACAACACCCCGTTTGCCCACAGCCATGAGCGCATCGGCAATCAGTTGCCCCATGTCTTCATCGTTATTGGCACTAATAGTAGCCACTTGTTTGATAGTTTTAGCATCATCACATTGCCTGCTCATCTTGGCTAGTTCTTCTACTGCGGCCACAACAGCTTTGTCTATTCCTCTTTTGAGGTTAATTGGACTGAGGCCAGCTGTGACAAATTTCATTCCTTCACGAATCATGGCCTGTGCCAGTACTGTGGCAGTTGTGGTACCGTCGCCAATGTCGTCGCTGGTGGTTGCGGCGGCCTGTTTGATCATACGCACACCGGTATCTGCAAGTTTGTCAGCTAGATAGATTTCTTTAGCCACAGTTACACCATCTTTGGTCACATGGGGTGGACCGAACGAGCGTTGAATAACCACATTACGACCTTTGGGTCCCAGTGTTACCTTGACGGCATCGCCCAGTACATTGACACCTCGAACCAATCGATCTCTGGCTTCTTCACCAAACACTACTATTCTTGGACTGATTTTAGCCATTTGTCATTTCTCCTTCTTTCAAGATTGCAAGAATCTCTTTTTCTTCAATAATTAAATATTCTTCGTTGTCAACTTTGGCAGGATGTCCGGCATATTTTGGATACATTACTGTATCACCAAGTTGAACAGTCATGGGCAGTATTTTGCCTTCGTCATTCATGCGTCCTTCACCGACTGCTAACACAGTTCCTCTAGTTGGCCTTTCTTTCGTATCATCGGAGAGTTTAAGGCCAGACTTGGTCCTGTTATCGTCCTCAATTTTTTTAACAACCAGACGATCACTCATAGGTACAATTTTAGTCATTTTTTTCTCCTAACAAAACTAATTGTATTGTAATTTATCATAAACTCATACACAATACCAAGAATTTGGCATCAAATTAAATCTACTAAATCAAATATGGTTTGTAATTTTGTGCGTATAGTTTTTGAGCTAAAACTATTGCGTAACCCTTGATGCAAGGGTTTTGGTGCACGATCCACAGTAGCCCACGACCATCCCTGATGCTCGTCGCTAAGGTGTGGCACAAATTCTGTATCTATCACACATAGGTAAGTGTGAAAATTGAACACCTTGTCGTTGGACACAAATGTTTCCAAAGGAATTGTTTTTATTATAGCGGGTACACTGCCGATTTCCTCTGCAATTTCTCGTTGTAGACCCTGCCATGGGGTTTCGCCAACAATGTTGGTGCCGCCCACTAGGCCCCATGTGCCTTCATGTTTACCGTGAGCTTTTTGCAATAACAAGAAACGTCGTGTAGATTTGGCGTAGAACAATGCTCCGCTACAAACTATGCGTTCTGTTACAAGACTATTCTCCATGATCCAGCGTTGTACGTACCCTCAAAGCTCTTGTTCCATGAGATACCATTCCACATGTACTGAGCACTTGTATATGTATTTGTTTGCCACACCATGGTGTCGTGAAACTGACTGGAATTAAACACCACATTCCACTTGGCGCCGTCCCATTCTATGATGTCGTTTGTTTTTGCCACCAGTGTGCCCCATACTGTACTGTAATTTGTAGCGGCAGTGCCAGCCACACCAGTCCACTGGGTATTTTTAAGATTATCAGCGGATCCAATGTCTTCGACTAATAAAAATCGTAAACCCACCATAATAGATTGATCTATTATTTCTTTGCCCGTTGGACGCAATGGATCATAAGTCAACGGATTTACGATGGCATCAAATGTTCCAGTACTGTTGGGACGATTGCTACCTGCGGCATTATACCCCAGCATGTTGTCTAGCTTGCCTGCACTGTCTATTCCGGTATTGCTCACTAGTGTATCTGGATTCCAATTAACACGCAGTGTGCTGGTATCTAGCGGATCTATCGCAACTGTACCTATTACCTCTGTATTATCAGGCTGTTTCAAATAGATACTACTGGATCCTGCAACATATTTTCCTGGATAACTGTCAAAAATTTCGGACCAATCAATTGGAGCAGTTAATCTTACAGGATTGGGATCCATGGTGGGCTCATTTGGCATTAGCGAACCTGCTGGGCCTAAGGCAAGTACTGTGTTTGCATATACTTCTATTTTGTAATCAGAAATAGTCACTGTATGTACATCAATAAAATCGCCAAAACTAACAGTAGACCCTGCTGGATCAGTTCCCAGTCCTTCGATGTATGTGCCGCTAGTGGTGCTTGACCCGTACAAACTAGAAACAATTTTTGTAATAACACCAAGATGTTTGACTTTGACTGGCGGATTGATCCAGATAGGAGTTGATACTTTTATTGTGGCAATATCATTGCCACTGTCATTGCCCACAGGCACTGTACGACTGCTCCAGTTGATATCCAGTAAATTTAAAACACTAATACTTGTCCAGTCGATATAGTTGTCGTTGGTTTGTAATTCTAAACTGGGATTAAACAACACCAGTACTTGTTCAAGAATTTGTAATTTTTGATCAGTGCTCGCACTCCAGATGTCAACTTTTAATTTGAGATCAAAGGGTGTTGGCATCAGTCGTTCAACTGTATAGTTTTTGCCTTGTCCTTGGGTGTATGTGCCAGCACTGATATCTCGTTCTCTAATTTGAACCTTGTCCACAAATGTCTGATCAGCCAGGCGATCACGATCCATGCTCAAACTTTCCACATAAACAGCAATTCGTGGAATACTGTTTACCTTGTTTTCACTGTTACCGCGTATGATACTGGCCACTTGTCTATCAGGGTCTCCGTACATAACAGGTACTCTGTGCAAACTGCCATCGCCGTACTTGACCACAAAGTTACTGAATACTCGAATAACCTGTGTAATATATCGTCTCACTTGACCGTCGTAGAAAAATTGCATTAGAAATCTGCCCTAGGTTTAAGTACCTTACTGATACTTTGACGTTGTTCTTCTCTGTTGTTATAGAATGTAACAGTCCAAATTCCGGTAAACGGAATTACTTCTTGGTTGCTGTCATCTAAAATACCACTTGGATTATCGCTGGCCGCAGATCCACCGTCTTCTTTTTGTGTGGTAGGTGGAGGATAGCTTTGGAATGCGCCACCGCCATCTATGTTGGTTGTGATAGGAACTAGTGGTAGATTAATTTGTATGCATGGAGTAACAACTCCGTCTAAATTTGTATATTGATAACTGGTAAACAGCCCTGAGTGATCACTGGATGCGTATGCCAATGTGGTTGTTTGATACTTTAACACCACATATGCGCTGGTGGCAAATGTAAATGGCACATGAGTTCGAATAATCTTAGCATCAGCTGTTAATTTAACAGCATCGCTTGCTTGACTGTCGTTGTAAATGTAAGTGGTATTGTTGATAAAACTGGTCTTCAATGTGTTTCTGGTATCATTGTTGGTCATGTTCATACGAACACTGTCTTCGTAAGCTATCCAGCCGTTGCCGTTGAATTTGAATAATCTATTGGGCAAGAAATCAGTGCGTAAGAAAAAATCATTGACTACTGGAGTGCTGGGAAATTGAATTCCAAAACCAAACTCGTACCCGTTGTCAGGATATCCGTCGCCCAACAAGTAGCCGGTATATCCACTACGCTGTGGTACGCCTGCAACTGCACTGGCATTGAGGTTTTGTGCAACACTGCTAGCACGTATGTCTGTTTCGTCCGCGGTCGACAATATTTGTTTTCCAGTAAACGGATCTGCTGCCATGGTGTAAAACTGTCTAGTTTCATAGCCGCTCTTAGGAGCATCAGCTTCTGCCTGTGCCACATTTTGATCGTTAATATTGAGTTCAGCATTGTAAGTGCTCAACAAGTCTCGTAGCGAAGTATTTGCCACTGGATCGCCGTTGGCATCTTTTGCAGGCTCATTAAAGATACTGGCAAATTTCTGATTGTCTGTCACACGTTTGAGTTTTAATCTATATAGATGCGGAAACCACGTAACACTAAATCCCTCGCTGGCACGGCCTACATCTTCAATAACATAGTATCTAGGCAAGCTGAAGTCAAAATCATTAAGCGCAAAGTCATCACGCAAGTGCGGTAATTCTAACACATCTCCGCTTATGGGTTTACGGCCGATGTATTTGATAAAATCATTAATATGCACAGTCATAAACAAGGTATCATTATCGATAAACAGGCCAAACTGACTTAGGTTAAAGTCAATGTTTGCCACATTGTAAAGTCCTCGAATTCTATAGATCTGTGTATCATATGTGCCGTCGCGATTTTCTAAAAATAACAAATCTTGTATGTTGGTCACATCTCGATTGGCATACACAGGTTGCGAAGCAGATGAATTGTCAGCGGCGGTATTTGCACCCAAATATTTGTGCAAATAAACATCAGTTCCTCCAGCTTGAAACATCTCGCTGGATTGGCGGTCTATGAACTTGTAATCAAGTCCTTTTTCTGGTTTGAATAGGGATAAGCGTGGCATATGATATTTATCGCCAGCTAAATATACATGGAGAACAAAACATGGATGATTTAGCCCCAAGTAC